TATAGTCTACCATTTTATCATTTAAACTTGTTTTAAACACAAAACTACTATCTTTAACATTCATTGGTGTAATAACATTGTTAACCGTCATCCACACCTGCTCTGACTGCATCAACTCCTGCATTGGCGCGTTGTAATCCTCACTAACATACCCAGAATTTAACGTAATTTCCTTTGTAGATTGTACATTAAAATCTTTTCTCGCATGAATTAAAGAGTCATAAGTACCAGTGTTGGTAATTGTTGAGTTTTTATAAGTTTCTCTTTTTGCGTTTAATGTTTCAATTGATTTTTTAAAGAAATATAAATCTTGAATACCTCCCCAACGATTTACAAAACTAATTTTGTGAGGATTGAATCTACATTCATCTATAGTTATAACATCAATAATCTTTATCCCCTCTGTTGTTGTGATTCTAACCTCCCCTATTTCGTCAGGTGTGGTTACGTATTGGAAAAATTCTGTTACACTCGGTGCTATTACATCATCTCCTATAAAAACACCTTCGTTGTAAAACTCAACTAAAGAGGTGTTATTTCTATCTATAGGTATTACAATAGGGTCGCCATTTAAAGTGTAAATAACATTATTGCTTTGCATATATCCACGTGTTGTCGTAGGATTTGAACCCTCTTCAAAATACCCATAAGCATCAATGCCAAAAAATGAAACAGTTGCTGTTGCTTCTAATACACCACCTCCATTTACTTCTGAATAACTTTCTGAAACATAAGAAGCGTTTATACTAAAATCAGATGCTATAAGAGTGCTATTGTATCCGATGTCTAAGTAGTCCCTTAATAGTTCAGCAATCTCAAACACAACGTAATTACTTGAATCTTTTTTATTTTTTATCACCGTATAGATTTCGACACCCTCAACTGATATAATTAGTTTAACAGATTCCGCTCCATCACCTGCAGCATCAACCGATATAAAATACGGACTTCTTAAAAATACATTTGCCATTATTTATTATTTATACTATTATCCATTAACTGCTCGATATCTAATTTATATGCTTTAATCAAATCTTTATCTATATTTTTAAATGCTTTTTCAAATGGTTTAGTAAAAAATAAACTAGGTTTAATTCCTTTTTCTTTTACCGAGCGTGCTATAATTATTCCTATACTTTTATAACTACCTTTTTTAAATCTTCCTTTACTATCTCTTAATCTTATGTTTCTTGACTTCGCCCACTTCGCAAATGTACCCGTGTGGTATTCCATACCTACAACATTAGAACTCTGTTTGTAAGAGAACTTTGTATTGTATTTCTTTTTAGTTCCGCTTACTCCTTTGTCCTGGAATACACCGTACTCTTCCATTAAGAAACTCAATTCAAAACTATTTTTAGACACCTTTATATTTGAATCTAAGCTGTTGTAAAGTTCCTTAGATACGCTCTTTTTACCACGTGTTAAATTAGCCTTAGATTGTGTTATCACATACTTAGAGAATCTGTTTAATTCCTCTTTAACGTTGGTTAACATATACTAATATCATTTGGTACTATCACATCAAATGTTAAAACCCAACCTGCAACTTCATTTTCAAACCTATCATAAAAAGGTTCAAAGTTTGGAGTACCATCTAATTGATATAAATTCTCATGCAAATCTCCACCCCTTAAAACTTGGACCAACTTATTTAACACCGCTAATTGAGTGTTAAGTATATCTTGTTCGTTATTATTACCTACAAAGACATCTGTTATTTCTTCCTTAGAAACGTTTACAATATCCATAGATAAAATAGATAGATTAAACCTTAATATACTGTCTTCATTATCTACATTGTTAACGATTATATGTGATAAAGGGTACATAGTTTGCTTAGATAAATCTACCCGTGTTATATCGCCCGTAGTAACTGTATTTACATCTACATCAGCTAGTAGTTGGTCCTTAATCGCTTGCGTAACTTGGTAAAATCCTTTCATTTAAAACTTGCTTTTAATTCTTTGTGCTTCTAATTCCGCTTTCTCTTTTAAAAATGATAACATTGTAAAGCATTGATGTACATTTAGTTTAGTGATATTTTCAAATCTCTCAACATCTCCGCCAGACAAACTGAAAATTGATTGATACCAACCCCATTTTGCTCCGAAGTTAGCTTCTGCTGTATACTGTCCATCTCCTCCTGACTGTTGGAATAGAGTATCGTATGATTCGATAGTTCGAGTCCTAAATTCAAGAAAAAAAAAAGACTACCAGTTACCGCAGACATTGGCATATCTTTCATTTTGTCGGGGTTTGTTGTTGTGTAGTCTATGATGTTATACTTCTCTTTTCTTATGTCTTTAATCGGTCTGTAAAGCACGTTCATTGCTACGTGCATCTGCTCCCAGTCTGAAACATTACCATCTAAATCAATATACTCCCCTAAACTCATATCGTCAAGGTCTGGGACAAATCCGTAAGTAATACCATCCATTACAAACTGCTCTACGTGTGTAGGCTTTGACTCTAATAAATCGCTTAAGATATCTACAATTGCTTGAACGCTACTAATCTTTAGTTTATAACTATCACTTAAAGGTATCCCGCAAAAGATTTCAATCATTTTAGCAGATAAAAAATTACCGTCTGGATTGCTCTCCGCTATCTTTAGATACTTTTGGTATTGTCCTAATGTTATTTCGCTTAATGATGTTGGTACGTTAATTTCTATCTTCATACTTATATAATAATATTAACTTGTTATTTTATAAAAAACCCTATACAATTTTCATAGCACTTTGAGAGCAGTAAATATTGTTGAGGTGTTCTTGGTCTTGCTATTCTAATTTGTTTGTTTGTTCTATGGTGTATAAAGCACTCTAATATCATTATCATTTGGTCGTTACTCATTTATTCTTTCTTTAGCTATGTTAAAATAATTTTCATCCATTTCAATTCCTATAAAGTTTCTATTAGTATTCTTTGCTGCTACTCCAGTAGTACCTGAGCCCATCGTAAAATCTAAAACAGTTTCGTTTTTGTTTGTGTAGGTTTTGATTAGGTATTCCATTAAAGCTAATGGCTTTTGAGTTGGGTGTACGTTATTCATTTTATTAGCATTGCTAAAATCTATTAAATTTTTAGGATATTTTAAATTTGTTTTATCGCTACCGTTATTAAATAAAGTACTTTGTCCTAAAGTATCAGTTTTATGTTCTTTTTTGCCGCCTCTATGCCATTTTTTTCCATCTTGCATTTGTGGGTTATAAGTTGGTTGCTTTTTATAAAACAATAATATGTTTTCAATACATCTTAATGGTTGTTTTTTAGCTAACATAGGGTTTGTTATGGCTACTTTATTCCAAGTTATATCATACTTATAGCTCTTAATATTACTCATTCTCAAAGCACTACTAAAAGGCTCTGAACCAAATAAAACAATAGCACCGTTTGGCTTTATAATTCTGTTTAACTGTTCCCACATCAAGTCAAAAGGAATAACACTATCCCACTTGCAGGCAGTCGTTCCATATGGCGGGTCTGTAATTATTGCATCAATGCTGTTATCTGCTAATGTTTTCATTACTTCTATGCAGTCTCCTTGTATTAAATTTATCATATTATCTTATATGGTATTTACCCTTGTTGGGTGTTGTTAATTGTGATGTTATAGCGTATCTTGCTGCATCTATACAATGATTAAAAGCATCAATAGGCTTGTTAACCGTGTTACCTTCCCTATCCTTTACCCAGGTATAAGACTGTAACTCTTTTATTAAGTTTGTACTTCTGCTTGTTACGTATATCTTATTTTGATTGATTAAGTTAATACCATATACAATAGAATCTTTACCCTTAGTACATGGTAATACTTTATGTCTATATGTTTTTAATTCTGCTATTGATTTAGGTTCTGCACTATCCGCATAGATAACATCTGTAATATTATTAGTTGTAAGTAAGTTTGATATATCACTATTCAATAACTTCTTTTGGTAGATTACTTCATCAAAGATATAAGCATCGTTATATTTATACAATCCTATTAAAGTTGTAGGGTCATTACTGTAACCAAAATCCATTCCGTAACATAATAACCTCGCTTCTATTGGTAATACTATTTCATTCCATTCTTTAATACATACACCATCTAAAGAACCTATCTGCCCAAGTCCGTAAACCTTCCACCAATTCGCCCAATACTCAGATGTTTTACCTTTCTCTCTCGCTAACTCTATTTCGTTTACAATTGTATCTGAAAGCGCTTCGTTATCCTTATAAGTTAATGTAATAAAATCAGCATCTTCTTGCGGTGCTACTTCTTTGTGTGCCCAAAAGTTTGCTGTCGGGTTAAAGTCAATCCAAATATCTCCACTTGTTCTAATCGATAATTGATTATAAGCCTCAAATGGTACGTTGTTTGCCTCATTAACATACAAAACATTACGTCTTGCTCCCCTCAATTTGTCTGGCTGCTCTACTGAAAAGAACTCAATATAACTACCATTAACAAATGTATATTTTAAGG